GGAGGTTATAAGTGAGTGGCCTCGCAAAAAGTCAGCGTTCTCTTAAAAGTTGGACCGCTCAAAAGTGGACGACTAAGTCTGGGAAGCGTTCAAGTGATACAGGAGAGCGTTACTTACCAGAACGAGCAATCAAAGCGTTGTCTCCTTCTGAATACGCAGCGACCACTAGAGCAAAGAGAGCTGGAAAAGCAGCTGGAAAACAGTTTGTAGCCCAGCCAGAAAAGATAAAGAAAAAAGTTAAACCGTATAGGAAAGTAAAATGACATACGTGACTCTGTACCCGATAACTGGTGTAATGTTAGGTGCAGAGATGCAACAGTTCGAAGATTGCAAAGTTTTAGTTATAGACCTGTTAATCTTAAGAGTGATGATTGAGTGGGGCGAAGAGTGAAAGATTTACTAGCTAGCGTTTTTAGGTTATTTAGAAAAGATGACCCGCAAAAGCCAGTACCTCTGGAAGGCAATTCACAACCAACAGTATGGCCTTTTCCTAGCGAAGAGGCTGTAAAAGTAGCAAAGAAAGCAGCAGCTAAACGTAAGGCTGCAGCTAAACCGGCAAAAAAGGCTAAAAAATGAGTACAAGCGGCAGCACAGCGTTTAACTTAGACCTAAATAACATCGTCGAAGAAGCCTTCGAAAGATGCGGTCTTGAGTCGCGTACTGGTTATGACCTACGTACCGCTCGCCGTTCAATGAATTTAATGGCTCTTGAATGGGCCAATCGTGGTATTAATCTTTGGACTGTAGACCAGCAAACTATTGTATTAAATACGGGGCAACCTATTTATCCGTTGCCTTTAGATACTATCGACATTCTCGACGCTGTAATTCGTACACAGGCGGGAAGCACATATAACCAAACAGACATTAATATCAGCCGTATTGCTGAGCCGACTTATATGTCAATCCCAAACAAGCTTACATATGGTCGTCCGATTCAAATGTATGTTAACCGTCAGTCGGGGATGGAAAATGCGACCACTATTACAGTATCTCAAACTGTTAACCCCAGCGATACTACTATTAGTCTTAGCACTGTTGCTGGCCTTGCTTCGGTAGGCTTTATTAAGATTGGTTCAGAGACTATTAGTTACGCTAACGTCAACCCAACCACTAATCAGCTCGTTAATTGCTATAGAGGTCAGAACGGCACTACTGCTGGCACTCACGCAGCCGGGGCATCGGTATCAGTTCAGAATATTCCGTGCGTTAATTTGTGGCCAACACCAAACCCACCAGGAAACCAATACACATTTGTGTATTACCGCTTACGTCGCATGCAAGACGCCGGTAATGGTGGCACTTATGAGCAAGACATCCCATTCCGCTTACTACCGTGCTTTGTAGCTGGCTTGGCATATCATATGTCTATGAAAAAGCCTGAAGTGACTCCAGACCGTATTGCTATGTTAAAAGCCGATTATGAACAGCAGTGGCAGATGGCAGCGGATGAGGATAGAGATAAAGCGTCAGTACGCTTCGTACCACGCAACATGTTTTATTACAGATAATGCCAAATAAGTTTGCGTCCGGTAAGTATGCAATTTCCCAGTGTGACCGCTGTGACCAGCGTTACAAACTAAAGGAGTTGCGTACCCAAACAGTTAAGACCAAGCCTTATAAAATCAAGGTTTGTAAGAACTGCTGGGACCCTGACCATCCACAGTTGCAGTTGGGTATGTATCCAGTTAATGACCCACAGGCTGTGCGTGAGCCACGTCCGGACTTAAGTTATGAAGTATCTGGTACTAGCGGTTTGCAGCTTAATTTGACTGGCGGACCAACAGAAGAGGGGTTTGGATACCCTGAAGGTGGTAGTAGAATTATCCAGTGGGGGTGGAATCCTGTAGGCGGCTCAAGAGGCGTAGATGCAGGTTTAACACCAAATAACTTGGCACCAGAGGCACAAGTTGGTACAGTAACGATAGTAACTTCTTAGGAGTAAAAAATGGGATACAAACGCGCAGCCGACGGTGTCGCTAAAAAAGGTAAAACCGAAGGTAAAAATTTAGGCAATGACGGCCCAACAGTAGGTATTGAAAAGGGTCCAAAACATAGCGGTTCACGCGGTGGTAAGAAAAACATCGACATGAAAACTATGGGTCGTGGCTTGGCTAAAGTTGCCGCTCAAAAGCGAGGCTAATCATGGCTAAATATTCAATGAAAAAAGGCGGGAAAGAAGTAGGTCCTGCTGAAGTATATGCGGAGCCACACACTATGGACGGCAAAAAAGTAACTGTACAAGGCGAACAGAAAGAAATGACTGGCGCTGAGTGCATGACTAAGCTAAACATGTCTGTTGCCGGTATCAGCAAAGGTAACTATAAGCCAGTAAACCCATACGGTGTTGGCGAGATGCGTGGTTACGGTGCTGCTACTAAAGGCCGTAAGATTAGTGGGAAAATGGGCTAAGGGTAAACCCTAATGAACTATACACAGCTAACTGCAGCAATTAAAGGTTACGCCGAGAATGACTTCCCAAATACGGTAGGTTCATTTACTTCCGCTGACCAAATTGCTACGTTTGTTCAAATTGCAGAGCAGCGCATCTATAACATGGTGCAGTTGCCGGCTATTCGTAAGAACGTAACTGGTAACACTACGTCGGGTAACAAGTATTTGGCTTGTCCTTCTGACTGGTTAGCTACATTCAGTTTGGCTGTTATAGATAGCAACAATGAATATCACTATCTTTTAAATAAAGACGTGAACTTTATTCGTGCTGCTTACCCAGATACAGACCCGGCATTCTATGGCCGCCCAGAATATTATGCACAGTTCGACCAAAATACTTTTATTTTAGGTCCGACGCCAGACGCTAACTATACTATGGAGCTGCATTATTTCTACTATCCAGAGTCAATCGTAACCGCTGGCACAAGCTGGCTAGGTAATAATTTTGATTCTGTTTTGTTATATGGTGCGCTATTAGAGGCAGCTGCGTTCATGAAATCTGACGCAGATGTTATTTCTTTCTACCAAAAGCGTTATGATGACGCTATGATGGAACTTAAACAATTAGGTGACGGTAAGAACAGACAAGACGCTTACCGAAGCGGTCAAGTGAGGTATCCAGTACGATGATTAGCGTAGAAGGTGCAAACGTATTAAATGGTATCCAAGTAGCCACAAAGGACTACGGTGGATTTACGCCAGAAGAGCTTGCTGATAGAGCTCTAGATAAAATTATTTCTGTGGGCGACCAAACCCATCCTGCTATTCGTGAACAAGCACACGCATTCAGACAGCATATCCGTGCTGTATTGGTTTACTACATGAAAGAAGCGGTTAAATTTGACCGAGTAACACTAGCTAATCGTATGCGAGAAGCTGGACATCCAGAACTTATTAAACTTTTAGACGAATAGGAGTCATTATGGCTTTTACAGGCAACTTTATGTGCACCAGCTTCAAGGTTGAATTGATGCAAGGTGTTCACAATTTTACAGCTAGCACAGGCGACACTTTTAAGTTAGCTTTGTATGACAATAGCGCATCTTTTACAGCCGCGACTACAGCTTATACAAATACTAACGAAGTACCTAACTCTGGCTCTTACTCAGCTGGTGGTGGTACGCTAACAAACGTTACCCCTACCTCTAGCGGCACAACTGCATTTACTGATTTTGCTGACTTGTCATTTACTTCAGCAACTATCACAGCTTACGGCGCGTTGATTTATAACGATACAGCCGCAGGCAACCCAGCAGTTTGTGTTTTGGATTTTGGTGGTGCAAAGACCTCTACATCAGGTACTTTCACAATCATTTTCCCAGCTGCGACAGCTTCAGACGCGATTATTCGCATCGCTTAATAGGAGGCAATTATGCCTCTTGTTCTGAAGGACAGGGTTAAAGAGACCACTACTGTTACCGGTACTGGCACTGCTACACTTCTTGGCGCAGCCTCGGGGTATCAGTCGTTTGCTGTTATCGGAAATGGTAATACAACTTATTACTGTATTGCTGAACAGACAGGTTCTGGCTGGGAAGTTGGTATTGGTACATACACGGCTAGTGGTACTACGCTTAGCCGTACTACTGTTTTGGCTTCGTCAAATAGCAATAACCTTGTTAACTTTGGCGCTGGCACTAAGGATATCTTTTGTACGTATCCAGCAGATAAGTCGATTGAGGCGGATGAAGCTGGTAACGTATATGGACCTAATTTATTTGCGTCCAATGGTATTCTTGCCCATAACTCAACTGTAAGCACGTCATGTAACTTAGGAGCTGGCTATAACGCATTAGCTGTCGGGCCAATAACTATAGCGTCGGGTGCTTCTGTAACCGTGGCTAGCGGACAACGCTGGTTGATACTCTAATATGTTTGGGTTTTTCCCCTTTGCCGCGGCGCCGTTCTCGGACCTCGGCTCTACTAGCGTAGCTGTAAACCTTACAGGCGTTAGTGCTACAGGCCAAGTAGGTAGCGTAACAACTACCGCTGGGGCTTCTGTAACCTTAACAGGGGTAAGCGCGACAGGTTTTGTAGGTACAGTAGATGTAAATGGTGAGGCAAATGTAACACTTACTGGTGTTCAGGCTTCAGGTCAAGTAGGCTCTGTAACTGTTCAAGCCGACGTAGATGTACTAGTAACGGGTGTTCAAGCTTCAGGGTTTGTTGGAACTGCAGCCGTCATTGGCGATGCTAACGTAGATGTAACTGGTGTTTCTGCTAATGGTCAAGTAGGTACTGTTCAGGTTGACGTACGTATAGACGTACTTGTTACAGGCGTTCAAGCAACTGGATTTGTAGGTGTAACTGCTCAAACTGGCGACGCAAACGTTACATTAACCGGCGTTTCTGGCTCTGGTTTAGTCGGTAGCGTAACTGTAGAGGCTGGTTCTGACATACCTGTGACTGGCTTACAAGCTATTGCCTATGTAGGCACAGTACTAGTTACTGGTGAAGCTGTTGTACAAGTAACTGGGGTTGTAGGTACTGTATCGGTAGGTTCTGTAACCGTTGCGGCTAACTCCGATGTGCCTGTCTCTGGCCTTGAGGTCACGGCTTCTGTTGGTAGTGTTTTAGTCACCGGCACAGCAAATGTGAACTTAGTCGGTGTTCAAGCTACAGGGCAAATTGGTACCGTAGAAGTTATTCAAAACATCGACGTATTTGTGGTTGGTGTGGCTGGAACCGCCGAAGTAGGTGCTGTAACAGTAGAAGCTGGAAGTGTTATTCCGGTTACTGGGTTGCAAGCCCAAGGTAGGGTCGGCGCGGTGGTTGTAAGTGCTAATGCTAGGGCGTTTGTAACTGGCGTTTCGGCAACTGGGCAGGTTGGTTCTGTTTTGGTCTGGAGTGTAATTAACGATGGACAAAACCCCAACTGGAGTGATATAAATGATACGCAATCTGCCAATTGGGTAGAAATTGCGGCATAGGGATAAATTATGGCGAGTACGTACTCATCAAACCTAAAAATTGAGCTTATCACGACCGGTGAACAAACTGGTACGTGGGGTGCAACTACGAATAATAACTTTAGCAACGTCTTTGAACAAGCTATCGTTGGTCGTGGCACTGCAAACTTTGCTACTGATGCAAATTTAACTCTGACATTAACAGATTCTGTTTCTAGCCAAACCGCTAGAAATGTGTATTTAAATGTAACTTCTGGGGTCTCTTTAACGACTACCCGTAATCTGATTGTTCCGGACATTCTCAAAAATTACGTAGTTGAGAACAATACTACTGGCGGTCAAAGCATAGTTATTAAGACTGCTACAGGTACTGGCGTAACAATCCCTAACGGTAAAAAAGTTCCGGTTTATGTCGACTCTGTTAACGTCATACCAGCGTTTGATTACTTAGCCGGAAATGTTCAGACAGGCGGTTCGATTACTGTTGCAGGCTTAACGTCTTCAGCCGACGGTACTTTCTCAGGTACAGGCCAAGTCAAATTACCAGCAGGAACTACGGCACAACGTAGCGGTACACCGGCTAATGGTATGCTACGATATAACTCTGATTTGGGTCAGTTTGAAGGCTATGTGGCTGGGTCTTGGGGCGGTATCGGCGGTGCACAAGCTGGCGGTGCTATTCAAGTAAATAAGACAACAGCAACCGCAGACTATACAATCGCTGAAGGTGAAAATGGCTTTTCTGTAGGCCCAATAGTTATTGCTTCTGGTGTAACAATTACTGTAGCTAGCGGTCAACGCTGGCTTGTTTTATAAGGAATAAATATGAGTACGATATCAGCAGGAACCACGGTAGGTACAGCGCTAGTAAATACTGGTGATACAACCGGTACTTTGGTACTTCAGACAAATGGCACTACAACCGCTGTTACGATTGGCACTAACCAAGTTGTTAGTTTAGCGCAACCTCTTCCAGTAGCTTCTGGTGGTACAGGTGCAACAACAGCCGCAAACGCTAGAACAGCTTTGGGTTTAGTTATTGGAACTGATGTTTTGGCCCCCAACGGTTCCGGTGCTAATTTAACAAACTTAAACGGCTCAAACATTTCTAGCGGCACGGTAGCACCAGCTCGCTTAGGTTCAGGAACACCAAGTTCATCAAATTTCTTACGTGGTGATGGCTCTTGGCAAACAGTAGCCGGCGGTGTTACATCACTTAACGGTCAGACAGGTGCTATTACTAATACTGATTATGGTTCTATTGGTAGTTATGTACCAGCTTTTGGTGCTGATTCAGCAGGTTACAGTGCGGGAGATACCATAGCTGGCTCTACTTTAACTAGGGGGGCTGCGATTGGCTACGATAGAGGTGGTTTTAACTGGTATATGTTTGATGGTGGTGGAGGGACAACGGCACAGCCTTGGAATCAACCCGGAACAAGTGCTAGTTTTACAGGGTTGGGTTTATCAGGAACATGGCGAACAGTAACTAATGGCGGCCCTGCTACGTCAGGAAGAAGACAATTTCACTTATGGGTTCGTATTAGCTAAAAGGAACAGTTATGAATTATACGCAAGTAAAAAATCCAGTTTGGGCTAACGCAGAACATACAATCATTAACTGTGAAGTTGATTTTAATGATTTACCTGAAGAATTTGTACCTTTTACTGCAAACCCTTTAGATACGTCTAATCCTGCAAGTAAAGAAATATTTGACCAATGCGTAGCTGGTGATTATGGCCCTGTGGCTGAATATGTACCACCGCCACCTTATGTGCCAACGGCAGGAGATAATAAATCACAAGCAGTTAGTTTATTACAAGAAACTGACTGGGTAAACGAACCAGACGTTATTAATACGTCTTTGAACCCACATCTTTTGAACCAAGGCGATTTCTTGGTTTATCGTAGTCAACTACGCGCAATCGCAGTAAATCCAACAGCTGGCAATTTAGATTGGCCAGTCAAGCCTCAAGAACAGTGGAGTTAATATGCCATCAAGAATTAACAGTACAACAACGTCCCCAGGTGGCTTAATTAGCACTGGTGATAGCGACAACAACTTACTCATCCAGACTGGTGATACTACTGCGATTACTATTAATAACACGCAACAAGTATCTCTAACAAACCCACTCGGTGTGGCTTCTGGTGGTACTGGGGCAACTTCTTTAGCTGGTGCAGGTATCGTTACTGCTTCTGCAAATAACGTCTTTACGTCATATAACTCCATTGATGCTCTTTTAGAGTTATGTACAATTACAGCTGCAGCGCCAAGCGCAACGACTAACTACGACGTAATCACACAGGCAGTTCAGTACTACACAACTAACGCAGCTAACAACTGGACCCTAAATATCCGTGGCAACTCTGGCACAACTTTGAACTCGATTATGGCTATTGGTCAATCAGTAACTATAGCTCTGATTACAACTCAAGGTGCTACTCCATTTTATGCTACCGGGTTACAGGTTGATGGCACTCCAGTTACACCAAGATATCAAGGTGGCACTGCATGGACAAGCGGTAACGCTAGTGGTTTAGATGTATATTCATACACCGTAGTTAAAACTGCGAATGCAACTTTTGTAGTTTTAGCAAGTCAAACACAGTTTAAATAAGAGCTAACTATGCCAACACTAGGTACCTTTGGAGCAGCCGCAGCAAGAGGGTTTGGTTTAACTACCGCTGGTAGATTAAAAGTTAATATTGTTATTTCCGCAAATACAAATAACTACACACTAAATACAGCAAAAGTTACTGGCTATAAGGCTGGCTCTACAGACGTTACCTTAACAATTAATTCAGGAGTTTTTGTTTCTTCAGGGTCTACAGGTTCTTATGCATTTACTGTAGATACTTCTTGGGCTGTTGGCGATACGGTAACTATCGTTAATAATGGAACTATTGTTGGTCGTGGCGGTAATGGTGGTAATGCAAACAGTGGTTCGGGAAGCAATGCAGGTCCTGCTTTATTAGTTCAAAGAGCAACTTCTATCAATAATGCAAACCGCATAGCAGGCGGTGGTGGTGGAGGTGGAGCAGGTGGTTTTGGAACTGTAAACTGCGGAAAAGCAGGTGGTGGCTCTGGAAACGGTGGCGGTGGTGGTGGTGGTATTGGAGTAAGTTCAGGGGGAAGCCCAAATGGTGGGTCAGGCACACTAACATCTGCAGGAAATGGCGGTGGAGGTGGCAGTTTTGGCGGAGTAGCAGGAGCAGCTTTTGGAGGCTCTGGTGGTAATGGCGGAGGTTATGGTTCAAGAGGTTCATCGGGAGGTTCAGGAAGCTGGACAGAATATTTCCCTGGGGCTTGTAGTGGCAGTTCTTCGGGTGGCGGTAGTGGAGGTGCTGCAGGGGCTGCTGTTGTAGGAAATTCCAATATCACATGGATTGCAACAGGCACTCGTAATGGGTCTATATCTTAAAGGAGTAAGTAAATGTCAGCATATAAAATTATTAATTTTGATGAATTCACTGGACAATTAGTTATTGAATACGCTGTTGGAATGTCCCCATTGTCAATAGACGTTCCAATTGAGGATGGTTTATATATCACAGGCGAAAAACTAGAAAATTATATTAATGGTTTTATTCCTGTTTGGCATATTGAAAGAATAAATCAAATTAATAACGGAATTGCTAATAAAGATGAACTAAAAGCATTGGTTGTTCAAAACAATGAAAACGTTGTTTTGCCAACAATTCAAGCAAGTCCTGAAGATTCAAATGCAAAAATGTGGGCTGATATTGAGTTTGAGCAAAAGGTTGCTTCTGCATTAGTTAAATTTGGAATTTTAGATAGCAACCCCACAGAGATTCCTGTTGAGGTTCAGTAATGCGCATAGAAATAATACCTAATTTTATTTCCAGTGATGAAATAAATGCTTTAAATTCTTGGGCAGAATTAGGTGTTTCTAATAAATGGCTAGATAAAGGTTTAAATAAAGTTCAACTTCATGATTTAAGAGTTACTTCAAGACTTTATGCCGACAGATATGAATACCCTCAGATTGTGAGAGATATATCTAAAAAAATAAGAACTTTTTTAGGAATTGATAAATACCCTTTAATTGCAGACCATGGTCGTGATGGAGTTGTTGTAAGTTATACCTACCCCGATGGTGATGTTTATCCCCATAAAGACCCTAGAAGCACCTTTAATTTTTCGGCCCTAAGATGTAATATTTTGACTCAACAGGCTGATTCAGGCGCTCAATTATACATAGATGACCAACCAATAAATTTTAACGTTGGGGATTTACATTGTTATCTAGCTTCAGAACATACTCATAAAGTGAGTGTTGTTGAGGGTAACACCCCTAGAATATTGTGGATGTTTGGGGCTTATGTGCCCGCCGACGATTGGAATAGTGGAAAAATAAAGGTAAACAATGGCTTATCCTGAAACTAAAATGACTTGTGTTAAAAATCTGTGGACAAGACAGATGTATTTTAATAAAGCTGGTGATGCTAATGAAGGTCATGTACATAACTACGACCATAT